CCCAGACAACATTCGGTGGATCAGTAAGAAATCTTATGTCATCTATCACGGGTTCCACAGCCAATAACGACAGCGATGAAGCAGTGGTTGTGGAATGCTGGATAAAGGATTATACCCCTAATGACGATGGTACACCCCTTTACCCCGGTCATATACGGGTTATAACGGCTGTAAATGGGACTATTGTACTATCCGATAAATCTAATCCATCGATTAATCCAGACCTTCCAGAAGAAATTTCATCGAAAACATACCTATATAGTAGGTTTCCATTTTCCAAGGCCAATTCAAATAAAGACCCGGTAAATTTCTGGGGTGAGTGTGATTTTGAACAACTTACCGGGATGCAGATGGAGCTTAATAAAGCCCTGAGTCAATTTTCTTCATTAAAAGACAAAGTTGCCGGTGTTAAGTTTATTAACCCAATAACCTCTGGAGTACATAATTCAAAAATTACAACCGGGGCCACTATACTCAACCCCTCCACCCAGAATCACGGAATGGGCTACGCTACCCCCCCACCGATCCCAAAGGAACTCGTTGAATCTCTTACAATGTACAAGGAATTGTTTTTCGCCGTTGCTGGAACCTTTGATCTGGAACAGGCGAACACTCCGGGTAGTCAGGTAATTGCGTATAAGGCCATTGCAGCCCTGATTGAAAGAGCATCTACCATGATGAGTGGTAAAATCCGTAACTATAGTAAATTGATTAGGGATCGCGGTAGAATGGCAGTTTCTATGATGCAGAACTGGTATACAGAACCTCGTTTTATGACATTTCAGGAAGACGGAAATGAGATGATGGGCGAGGCTCTTGGTATAAATATGATTGTACCTATGAAATTGACAGTTGTAAATGGGTCAACCATGCCGGTGTCCAATGTACAAAGACGTGAAGAATCCCTTACATTATATGACAAAGGCGCTATTGATAATGAAGAGCTCCTTAAAGTTATGGAGTGGCCTAAATATGATGAAGTAGTAACCAGAATGAATCAGGGTCCGGTTGGCAGTTTCATTGAAATGTTAATGGAAGCCGGAATGCCAGAAGAAATGATGTCATATATGTCTGAAATAGCAGAAGTTGATGAAAAGAAACTTGAGAGAGGGTTAGAGAGGGGTGAGATACCGTTTTTTAACCAGGTGTTCCAATTTGAGGGAATGCAGCCGGACACTAAAAGTGAAATTGAAATGGCCCGTGCACAGGCAGAAGTGGAAGAATCCAATGCAAGATCAGAGAAGCTGGGCGCTGATGTGGATGAAATTATGGCCCGTGCCGAAAAAGAAATTGCTTCTATTCGCCAAACCGACGAGCGGATTAAGATTGAACGCGCCAAAGTAGCTTCTGAAAATAGAAATAAGCAAAAAGAAATGGAAATAAAACAAAAAGAAAGTACCGAAAAGCCCAAACTTACGGAGGTGAAAAGTGCCTCTGCATGATAATTCTTGTAATTCTTGTAATTTTATTTTCGAAGAGATTGTAAAATGGGATGAATATCAAGTAAAATGCCCAAATTGTGGTGGAGTTGCATTTAGGGTGTATATGGAGTTTAACGGAATAGAAAAATCAACTCCAGATTGGCTTTATGATACTTTAGAAGTTGTTGATAAAGAAGGTGGACAACATTGCTAAGACTTTATTAAACACCCCACAAAGGGAACATATAAAAATTGGATGAGAGGATCTGGTTTGCGGCCCTTGGAGGAGGGCGAATCTATGAAGCGTAAAAAGGCAGATACTTCCAGTATTCGGAGGAAGGTCCATGAGAAGTTTAAGAAGGACAATATAATTGAGGTGAGGAAATGAAAAAATATCTTGAACAATTATTAAAATATGGTTCTATTGTTGATTTTAACGTTGATGCTGCCGGGGGCACTGTTAGTGATGCCGGGGCAGTCAGTACTGGAACTGATGGTACTACTGTTGATACTGTAGAAAATTTAGAAAGTAGTACAGAAAATACAGAGGACACTGGTGATGACTCTAAAGATGCCGAAGATGCGAGTAGCGATACCAGCGATACTACTGACGATACCAGCGATACTACTGTTAGCGATACTTCAAGCGTTGATGACAGGATTGCAGCACTTACGAATCAAATAAGTACTTTAACTAATACATTAAGTAGTAGCCCTGATAGTAGCGATGATGAGGGAGGAACTGATGATTTTTCCTCTCTTGAGCACGAGGATTTGGTGGCTATGATGGCAGATGACCCAAAGAATTTTATTCAAACCCTTACATCAGCGATCCGCGAATCGGTTTCAAAAGATGTCAGGCAGGAGTCAGCTACCTCCGACTATAATAGTAAGGTCGAAAACACTATTGATCAGTATGCAGATGACAATCCTACTTTTGAAAAGATGTGGGATGAAGGCAAGCTCCAATCCTATATGGAGAAAAACCCCGGTCATAATGCTATTTCCGCTCACATGGTAATTACCATGGAACAGCGGGTTACTGACGCGAAGAAGGAAGGTGCTGAAACTGCCGCAAAGAATTTTAGCACTAAACAAAACAACCAAGTTCTAAATAGTGGCCCATCTATTTCTCCCGATCAACGGGACGCAGCCTTAAAGAACCCAGGGAAATTTGGGGGTAGGTCTGCGGTGTTGGCCGCAAGAGCTGGTATTACTTAATAAGGAGAGAGCCAAATGGCACTTACTTTCGAACAACTTGAATCTGTAACAAATGATTATTTCATCCTTGATGGTGGTAAAGCTACCGATATTTATTTTGATACGTCATATCTCTTGAATGTGCTTCTAAAGCAACAGCGCGGGATCTGGAAGCGTCCGTCTGGTGGTATTAATGTTCGTGTTCCTCTCAAATATGACGGTTCCGAGGCCGGTTTTTATGGCCGTGGAGATACGTTGTCCAGTGATAAACGTGATAACGTAAATGCTGCCTATTTTAACCTGGCCCATGCCTATGGTAATGCGACCATTCTTCGTCTGGATACTTTGGAGAACGCTGGTCCTCAGGCAGTGGTTGATCTTGCTCTTGATGAGATTGAAACTGCCCAGATGTCATTGACCAAGGTACTTGCAGAATCCATTTATGATGCCCCTGGCAGTGGCACTGACAGGCTCACTGGCCTTCTTGCCCTGTGCAATGAAACAGCTACCACAGCATATGGTAATATCCAGGAAGATGATCTGGTTGCCGAAGATGGTACTAAACCTTGGGAAGGTAAAGTAACTACTACCACTGAGGGTATTACCACAACCGTTATCAGGACCATGGCTACTGATGCTAAGATCCGTGACGGTAAAAATGGTAAGCCAGATATCGGTGTAATGCCGGAGTCATTGTTTAATATTCTGGTTGATACCCTTACCGTTCAGCAACGATTTGTTAATTCTGCTGAGACTGCCAAAGCCGGTTTTACTGGTATCGAATTCGAGGGAAAAGTTCTTACTCCAGATGATTATTGTCCGTCTGGGTATGCGTTTTTGTTGAATACCAAACACGTTGGTTTTGCTGTTCATACTAAGGGTTTCTTTACCCTTGGCCCATGGCGTGTTATTGAAGATTCCCCTGAAGATAAAACCATGAAGATTTATTTTGATGGTAACATTGTATGTTCCAATCGTAAGGGACACATTGCCCATTCAAACCTGTCATAGGTTTGATGTTCTGAGTACCCTTGTTAACCTGCAGGAGGCGCAGTTGAGGGTATTCTAAAATTAAAAGTCCTCCAAAAGGATAAGGTAAAAGTATGTCTAGTCCCATGAAAAAAACAGGATTCCGACAGGGAATCCATGTAATTTCTGCAACTCAAAAAGAAGCAATTGGTACACTCCGTATTCTACGTGATGGTAGAATGTTTCGCTATTCCAAAAATGGAGCAGTAGCTTTAGCGGCTGGTCAGTGTCTTATGCCTGCTGCCAATGATACGAATATACAGAATGAAGCTGCCGCTGCCGCTGGTGCCGCTTCTGTAGGCGATACCCAGGTTACATTTACGGCTGCCGGTGCTGTTACCGCTGCTGACGGCCATTTTAAAGGCGGCACTCTTTCTATAATTGATGGTGCCGGTCAGGGTTACACTTATGAAATCGATGGCAATCCTGCTGTCGCTGCCAGTACCACAATTTATTTAACGTTGTCTGAGCCTCTTCGGTTTGCTATTGTTGCCGCTGATGAATGGGATCTTCATCCCCATTCTAATATGGGGGTTCTTGAAACTACCGGTGTAACTGTCCCGTGTGTTGGTGTATCAACCGGGGTTGTTACCGCTGCATATTACTTTTGGGCACAGACCAGGGGTACGGTCTCTGTTCTTAGTACTGGTGGTGGTGCAATTTATGTAAATCAGGGTGTTACCGCTGCTGGTTCTGTTGTTGATATTAGTACTGCTTTGGACATTGATCAGACTGTAATCGGTGAATTGATGGCTGCTGCTGCTGCTGGTGACTATGGTACAGTTAACCTGAATATTGATTGATAAGGGTATAATTTAACTGAATACTGGGGGTAGAATTTTACCCCCTTTAATCTTAAAAGGAGTATAAAAATGGCTTTTGCTTATGCGAAAACAAAAAATGATGTTTGGGGATCCCATAGAGTAGCAATGGGTACCTTTTCTCAGGTAAGTGGAGATACTGGTGGTGCGATTACCACTGGACTTAGGCTTATTGAGAATTTTCAAATTACCGCTGAAACTGAGAATATTTCGGTATCAGCTGGGGTTGTAACCGTAACTA